GGTGCCGGAACTAGTGGAACATCAACATTTTATCCAATTCAACCTTCTTCTCTTTATGCAATCTTTGCAACGTACGGAACTCTTACCCGGTATCCACAGTTTGTTATGCGTGGCAGCCGAACTCTTGCAAAAGAGGGAACTACTGGCACCGAACATCAAGAGACAGCAATGAACTGCAACGTATCAATTTGGGATTTCCTAAAACGAACAGGTGGATCTACTAATGCTGATAAAACTTGGGTTACAATCAGTGGAACATATATTACCAATCATCAAACTACTCAACAGGCAGTCGGCGGAAATTATACCGTTGAGGACCAGCAGAATAATGATAATGTATTTGAAGAAGCTCTGTAGATCGCTAATTCATCTTTAATTTAAAGGGAATGCTCTTCTGCTTTTCTAGTAACCTGTGAAAGTCTAGTAGAACATTACCGTCAAATCCGTGTTGATGATTCATAATTCGGTTAAGTAGAACTGTGTCCTTCGCAAGACAAACTCGATTAACTGGATCAATATTGACTCCTCCACCAATTACCATCACATTTTTCTCAGGATCAAAATCCTTGAGCTCAGGTAATTTTTTAAGCAGACGATCTTTAAACTGATTCTCTTTAAGCCCAGGCAATTCAACCTCTGCTACTGTACAGACTGAGTACCCAAAATTGTGAGAGTCCTTTAGATCAAGTTTAACAATTTCATAATGATCTGGCTCAATTGTTTTACACACAAAATAGATAAAATCCTGTTTGTGAATCCAGTTATTATTAAAATAAAAATGAATCTTATCAAGGCTAACTATCAGCTTATCTAAGTACGTATTCATAGTATCTGCAAAAATCTTTGAAGTTTCTCTAATGATCTCCTTGCCTTGACTGTCTTCTTTCTCGGCTAGCTGGCTAATTAATAACAGTAAGTTATGGTCAGCAGTAACCGGTTTAAGACCAGAATCGTATATTTTACTATCTGCAATAATTGTATTAAGATTTAGGTAATGAAAAACAATTTCATAAAAATGATCGAATCGACCGGATTCAAGGCCCTTAAGATAAGTCTGCTGAGCACCAAGTAAAAGGTACGTGTAGTACTCCAGGTCAACTTTATATGCTTGGCAGATCCATGTAGGATCCAAAACCAGCAAGGGGTTAAGTGATTTCATAGGTTAACCCGTTTTCTTATTATTTATTTGCGAAGTAATTCAGGTAACTCTGCGATAAATAACAAAAAGAAGGGTCGAATGCAAGTAGTAGCCTATAAAATTATAACTGATCCAGCCAAGAATTCAATAAGTTTCTCAAAAAATTATCGAATTTTTTCAACTGGTGAACCTCTAGAGAAAGCCGTAAAAATCACAGCTTTCGATGAGGACCTGGACCTAGGCTCGGCAAATCCAGCAAATATTATCAGAAAGTTAAGATATTCAAACGACCGATCAAACTGGTCTCTTTGGTACTCATTTACGCCAGACGACTTAGGCGATTTACCTACGTTAGTCTTCGCGGAATCCAATGTCTTTTTTGAAGTGAAGTATGAGTACGACGATACAACATACGATGCTCTCTCAACTGAGCTAAAAGTCAATGAAGTTAAGATCAGAGTCGAGAGCACCAAACCTCAAGACCAATTATTTACCCCGTCCGTTTCTTGTTCAGATGAGCGCTGTCCAGTAATAATTGCTGAGCGCGAAGCCTCATTTAAACCCTATGAGGTTGGTACAGCAACCGGTATTGCACACGAATTAAGCCTACAGACCAATAAAATATTTGGACACGAGGTTGTCTATTTTAAAACAGAACCAGATAGAGACGGCGGCGATTTTATCTTTAAAGAATGGACTCTATTTAAAACAACTGAACGTAAGTGTATCAAGGTAATGGTACCAGATAATAAGTTTCCAGATAACAAACCCAATTTTACAGAGTTCGGAGTTGATTTTGAAGTTCCATTTGAAATTCATGTTGATCATACTTATTTTCAAATAATGTTCGGTAAAGGCTCGCAGCCTAGAAAGAGAGACTATCTCTTCTTTCCTCTAGTTAATCGTATGTACGAGATTCAAGGTTCGTACCTATACAGAGGATTTATGATGGAGCCAATTTATTGGAAAATTCAATTAACCAAATTCCATCCCAATATTGATATGCTAATGAAAGCCAATGACAGAACTTTCTTAGACAATATCATTATGAGTTCTGAACAGTTATTTGGAGCAGAGGCTAAGGTTCAAAAACAGGACGCATTAGATAAACAACAATTTTCAACCGCTTCTACCCGATTTGATGAGGTCCGAAAGACTCTACATCCAGATATCAAGAGCAAAATATTAGATATCACATTTAATTACGCTCCATTAATTGAATACTATTATGATATGAGTGCAATTCGTCCGCAATTGGTTCCATACACATTAACTTCATCAAATGGAGCAGATGCGCAAGAACTTTCGCCAGACGGAGAAATTTATGCATACGATGATAGCAATATTTTTAAAACTTGGAGACAAAATCAATTGGTTACAGGTGATATTAATATTGCCGATCTTAATCCTAACAAGGCCAGAATTAAAATGAATGGCCCAAAAGAGTCCTTTGCGCCGCCGCATACTGGTCAAAAGTACGTAATCGTTGAGGGTTATAAAACGCTAAGCCTTAAGGCATCTGAACGCAGACCAATTCTTGAAACTACTTCAGGCTCAGGAATTGTTAATTTTAAACAGGCCGAGAATGCAGTTGTCTACAAGCGACAAGCCTCAACTGCTGAGACTCCAAACATGACTTTCTCTGCACTAGTTAATTTTAACAGAGGTGATCAGGATGTGACGCTATTTAGAGGTTATGATGATTATGACCGCAAAGGATTAATCATCCAGGCAATCATAGCTGACGCATCAGGTACGCCTAATTTAAGCATTAAGATAACAATAAATGATCAAGAATACAGTCAGCCGATCGGAACAATTGAATACGCAAAATGGTATCCAATCATCATTCCAATCTCTGCTCAGTTCGGTCAATTTGAAATAAATGTGTATGAACTTAGGCAAGATCCAGCAAATATCAAGAACTTCAATAAGATTGTGCCACTAAACCCCAATTCAAATATTGTTACGACTGGAACCTTTGAATTTGAAACCACTGCAACTTGGTGTTTACCTAGTGCAAATTATTCAATTGCAAATGTTAGACTATTTAATACAATGATCCAGAGCGAAGATCATGAATTCATAGTGAGTCAATTATTCATTAGAGATGAATCTACTCTAGCCATAATTGATAATGCCAGACCTCGATTGAATGTACCATTTATAGCAATAAACCGATAAATTTTAATAAATAACTCTATGTATAAAGATATAAACAAGAAACGCCTATTTGATAACGTGAATTTGGGATTCGAATTTGAATTCTTTTCGCCGTTAAGCAGAAAGGAACTTTCGGAAAAACTTACAAAGGTTCTAAAAAAGAACGTGCAATGGACTGATCAGTACCATTCTGACATGCCAGTTGCCGAAAACGATTTTAAAATTGAACCGGATTTCTCAGGCGGTTTTAGAATGAACGAGCTGGTAACCGGAGTTATGCCGTATAACGAAGCAGTTCATGTAATGTTTAAAATCTATAATTTTATTGCTGAACACGGGTTTACAACCGAAAGGACTGGAGTTCATGTCAATATTTCATTTAATGAAATTGATCTAGACTTAACTGAGCGTCTTCAAAACTTAAATGTTTTCAAGTACATCTTAAATTTAGACGAATCTAAGATTTTTGATATGTGGCCATCTGCCAAATCAAGAATGCAGAAGATCTATAAAAACTCAGTCTTAAACATCTATCCTAAAAATAAGTTTATTGCTGAAACAAGCCTAAATTACGCATATCCAGCAAGCCCAACTGATTTTAACCTACCTCATGCAAAGTATTTTGGGATAAATTTCACAAAGTTATCTCAAAATTATCTAGAAGTCCGATATGCAGGAGGAGCCGGCTACGAAACCAAGAAAAAAGACTCAGTTGAGTTAATTAACTACATGGCCGAGAGTCTATATTCAACTTTACAAGAGAATCATGTATACACAGTTAATGAAACTCGTAGAATTTCTGAGATTTTAACTAAACACAAATCATTATTACAATCAGTTAAAACTTATGAGAGCTTTATTAATACATATCCGGATATTGAACTATACATTGACCTTAGAAATGATCCACGAATCGTTGAATCAAATTATTCTAATATAAAAGAGAAATTATTTGAGCTGATTACTACCGGTAATCTTAAAAAAGGCATTGTTAACTACGATACTCAAGCCAAACGCATTCAAATAAAAGATGCTCGCCTAAAAGAGAGCTTTTCAGTAAGTGATGTTGACTTTATTAACTGTTCAGTAGAAGGGGAATTAACAAATTGCACATTTTACGGCTGTAAAGTAAGATCGTCTCATCTACGTGAGGCACGAATCATAACCGGTAACGATATTCGATATTCTTACCTTAAATATTGCACATTTGAAAGAGACGGTCGCAATCGTCTTGACCTAAGCTACATTAAAAGCGAACCAGGTCATGTAATTTACGGAGATCTTAACGAATGTATCATTAGATCAGGTACAGTTGCCTTAAATTGCAAAGTAGACTCAAAAACAGAGTTCTTGAAAGAGCTAAAAACTCGAGATATTGAAGAAAAGTAATAAATAAAAGCAGAAAAAGCCCAACATTAAAATGGCAGTACAAGTCAAACTAACATCGGTTAAAAAACTATCTAATTCTAGCACAACATCACTAGTTGAGCTCTCCAATTTTAATTTTGGTGAAATAACTTCTGCGATTAAGGAGTTCTTATCATCAATAAATTATAATCAATCTACGAATGATGTTTCAGTAGACATTAACACAGTTGCGTCAGATCTAGTCACAGTTCGAAGAGGACTTTCAGTGTATGGGACTCAATTACAGAACGGTAATTATCCAACCGTAATTAATCTTTCACCAAGTGGTACAGTTACTGCTAAAAACTTTGTAGCCGAAGATGTTGCAGAGATTTTACGTCTGAGATTAAGAGTATTTGGAGCTCTACCGACTACTGGCGTTCCTGGTGAAATTGTCTATATCGCGGCTCAAGGAAATCGAATTGAAGGAGTTTATGTTTGGCTAGTTTCAACCGGCTGGACTCTACTGTCAGGCGGAAATGGCGCCTCAGCAACCGCAAAGTGCATGCAAGAAGTTATTATGCGTGCAACAGCAGATAATGTTAGCGTAGATAATACAAATGCTTCTGAGAATGGAATATTTTTGGTACCCGCTCCACTTGCAGCAACTGCATTTATGCTATTTGTAAACGGTCAACTCGTACCGGTCGGAGATGGTGATATTACTTCACCTGCATATCTAAGTAATGACGGCGGATTAAACGCAGTTACATTTAATGAAGCTGATTCAACTTGTCAATTATATTGGAACCCAAGTATTGCAGGTTATAACTTAGATACTGGTGATAAATTATTATTACACTATTTTACAGAAGATCCTTTCTGTTCACAAACTGGCTATACTTGTAGCACTGAGATTGTTGACTCAAGCTCAACCTCATTTAATTTCGGTATTGAAATTATTGGAGCACCGTCTGGTACTGCACCAGTGACAATCTGTAAGCGACCAAATCCAATTGATAACTTGGGCGGAGACTCTCTACCTCCAGGTTTTTATCTACAAAATTCAGTATATGCATTTACGATAACTGACTGGGATGGAGTATGTCCACCTGATACAATTATTAAATTCACAATGCCTCAGAGCATGAGCGAGGCCGAGTTTGACCTAATCCGAATATTCCACGAAGTTAGCGGAATATTAGTCGATGAAACTGTTGATCCTGGAGATATTGCTGGAGATTTATACATTCCAGATTATGCAACTCGTTCAATTTATGCTCAAGTAGATTC